ACGTCTTTGGCGTCTTCCTCTTCAGCCGTGGTCGGGCATGATGAGAAGGTTAATTCAAAGAAGCCATCTCGATCTGCAAAGTCCCAGTATTCTCCTTCATCGTTCTTCACCGCGTACAGTTTTTCTTCGCTCATTTTTCGTGCTTTCCAAAGTGTGTATAAACGTTGCTAATAGTTAAATTTTAGTAACTACACTTTAATCATCACCGTCAACATCAGTATTCTGACTTGGAAATTGGTTCCTTATCACATGGACTGACTATTGTGATATTTCATTTGGGTGAAGCCCACCCAGTCTTAATTGTAGTTTTAAGCTACGTAATTCTTAATATTTTCTACTGCGTTCTCATCTCTATCTAGGATAGCTCCACAGTTATAACAATAATATTTTTGGTGGTTATGGTGAATACTATCACCAGACAATGTTTGTTTACCTCCATAACCATCTTTGGTCTTACGATGACCACAAACGCTACATATCTGAGTAGAAGGATATAATCTATCTACTAAAACAAGTTTGCGATTATTCCATTTACACTTATAAGTTAAGGTTTCCCTTAATTTACCAAACAGAGAACGGTGTAAATTCTTTCCCATCTTTTTACTCATCATCATTCCATGGACATTTAAGTCCTCAATATGAATTTCTCCATAGTCGGTAATCAATTTAGTGGTAAACTTCTGTAAAATATCCATCTGTAAATTATTAACTTTTTGGTAATCACGTCTAAGTTTGGTTTTCACTTTCGTGTACCTTTTAGTTTTAAAATTACGAGGATTTTCTAATCGTTTTCGAGCTAACATTCGTTGGTAATGAGTAATTCTTTGATAGTAATGTTCCAACTTTTTAGGATAAATATCTATTTGTTGGCCATCATTATAATTAAAACGTTTAACATTAACATCTATCCCAACGATCTCGCTGGTCTTAGGCACTATCTCGTTATGAGTTGTATCAAACACTAAACTGGCATAGTATCCATCTGATTTTTTAATAATGGTACACAACTTTAATTTTCCTTCAAACCGAGGGGATTCTCGCAGTCTAATCCCATACCAGACTGACTTACTAATTTCCAGAGGCTTGTCTAGCACTAACCTTCCGTTAACAAGACGAGCCCTATCAGTGGAAAAGTTTGGCTTATAGTTCTTTTTCGACTTAAACTTAGGACTTCCATGGTTAGGCATACTTGGGTTCCAAAAACCCTTCCATGATTTCTCTAAACTGTTTACAGTTTGTTGAAGAACTCTAGCCGAGCGATAATATTGCCAATCTTGTTTATCGCTGACTAGTTCATTTTTAACTTTTCTATTGTCTGGTCTTAAGCCTTTATCATCCAGAATAATTGATTCGTCATACATATTGTTCCAAGTAGCTAGAGCTTGATTCCAACAATACCTTCGATAATTGAACAAATCTTCGATTACCCTAGTCATATGAGCATTTGGATTAATCTTAACTTGGTGAGTTTTTATCATCTTTATCTACCTTCAAACCTTGACGATACTTTCTAATTACATAATATCGACAACTAAAAATATGCTGGTTAGTTTTACGATTCATGTTTATTCATCTCTTCAGAAAGCACTCGGTTTGCATATTTAATTAATTCATTCCAAGAAACGTTGTATTTTTCTTTTAATGCTTTAAGCTTCAAATATTCCTCTTCATTCATACGAATGCTTGGTGTTACTGACTTTTTAGCCATGTTTTGTCCTCCTTTCCTTTATGTGTTAATAATACCGTGTTACGTACCACAAGTCAACAACTAAATAAAAAAAGTTCCCGCTGTTAAGTGAGAACTAATTTTGTGCTTGGCAGGTATTTTAACCCTACATTATGACCATGGCGTATTAAAGTTGCTCTTCAGTAAATAGCCCTGTGTGATAGTCATATCTAGCAATCGTGAGTAGTCAGGTTTCGTCCTCTACTTTCTTGATAATCAGTGGTTCCGGAATATCGACTTTAATGTCATCACCACGGGTGTTGCGCGCCTTCTTGTGCTTGGACATGTTCTCGTTTATCCAGCGGATACACCGAGATTGATACTTGGCTCGATAATACTCGGTTCCTGTGTTAAAACCTGCTACTACGTACATTTGTGTGCCTCCTCAATTAATCGCTATTAGCTTGCAAACTCCCATTTATAACCGTGGCTAGTGCTCTGCTTATGATGACAGCAGTTATTCACGCCTGATTTTCCGTATCCTGCTTTACCAGCCGCATAGGCGGATGGCCACTGTTTTACCGGTTGCCCATCTAAAGTTAGCTGAATCACCGGTAGCCGCTGTCTCTTAGCCAAAGTTTTTAAGCGCTTGGTGTTATTCACGTTTGCTTTTAAAGCGACACGACGTTTAGTTCTGCCGTCTTTAAAATTCAAATTGTAGTCAACGGAGCACCACTCCAAATTAGAAGCATCGTTATTCGTCTTTATTTCGTCTTTGTGATTGACTTGTGGTAATCCATCAGGATTCGGTAAAAACGCGGCCGCCACTAGGCGATGCACACCAAACGCTTGTCGCTCACCATTCTTATTGCGTAGTTTTACGTTGAGATACCCCGATTTTTGAGCAAACGGCTGTAGCAGTTTCCCTTGTCTAAAAAATCCGCCTGCGTCTATTCGTGGTAGTGCTCTTACGGCACCACCGCTTGAAACTTCATACATGCCTTCATATCCGGGTATTTCCCGCCATTCTGTTTTTGTCATGTTGTATACCTCGATTTATTAAATCAATCGCGTCTTGAGCTGAACGGCAAACTCCATAAATAGCATTCGGTGCATTGTTACGAATGAAGTCACCAAAACGTTTCTGGTCTTTGCGCAATTGGCCGTGTTCGTTCTTTACTTCAATTAGGACTATCTGACCAGTACTCTTAACCAGACCTGTCAAGTCGGACCACCCAGGTGGTGGTCCTGCGTTAAAAAGTCTTCCGTCCACAGTTCTTACAGTTCCTACGTTCGTTCTAGCGACAATGCAACCATGTTCCGATAGCGCCAGCATGATTTCTGATTGAATGGCATGCTCTGATTTCATGTATTCTCCTTTCAGGGAGGATCTTAGGGAGGATGAATAATTTCCACAACCCCTACTGCCACAAGGGTTATGCGCTATTTTTTGTGGTCAGGGAGGATGAACCCAAAAACTAAGTTCCTACTATTATTTTTTATATTTTTCTATATATACTTTTTAACAATTCATCCTCCCTAAGAAGAAAATATAGGCTGTAACCTACGGCACGTAGGCGTTTCGCAAAAAATTCATCCTCCCTGTCATCCTCCCTAATTGTTTAAAAAGTTAAGCCTCGGGTCAGATTTGATGCGTATTCCAAGATAGAAGAAGCTTCCTCGTTTATGCTTGTCGAACTTCTTCTGCATTTCTGCGCCAAACTTCTGTTTGCGCATCTTGTACTCACCGGATTTGTCGCACCAGTCAACATATGTTTGGTAAAGCTGACCAGCAGCGGCCTGATATCCGGGCCCTTTTTCACAGCAATCATTGATAAACAGTTCAAGAACATCCATTTCTGTTCGATACTCATTGCTTGCATCTTTAACACTTTGTGGCGGCTCTAATCCTTCGCGCTGCCACTTAAGTGCTCCATCAACAGCCCAATTTAAAATACCGATTGATTCACGTTCAAGCTTGTATGTGAGTCTTTTGTCTACCTGATCCACAGGCACTTGATGAGTAAATGGAATCAGCATCAATCTCCGCCAGATACCGTCATCTGTTCCTCGAATAATGGGCTTGTGGTTAGTTGACAGCCAAAGCTTGAATTCTGGTTTGAATTCGAACTCTGATCCGTATAAAAAACGTGCGGTAACAGATTCTCCTCCGGTTAACTCTTTGATAAGTCCTTCATCTAGTCGGACACCTTCATTTGGTTCACTTGCAGATACAAGACGAGCTCCCTTTAGTCTTGCAATATCGCTGTTGGCACCCCCGCTAGACTGCTGAACCATAATTGATTTAGCCTGCATCGTGCGTGAATAACTTCCAGCTATGTGTTTGAGAGTATCCATGAAAACAGATTTACCATTTCGCCCTGATCCGTAAAGGATAAACATGACCTGCTCTTCAACTGATCCTGTTAATGAGTACCCGACCGCTTTTTGAATATAGTCAATTAATTCGTTGTCTCCATTGAAAGTCTGATTCAAAAAAGCTTGCCATTCAGGACACTCAACAGTGTCTGAATATTCAACGTTTGATTTCTTCGAGAACATTTTCTTGATGTCATGCTCGTGAAGAGTTCCATCAGATAGATCAATATATCCGTTGTCAACATTCATTAAGGTCTGATCAGCGTCAAATTCATCAGTTGTCACCGGTAGACGATGTTGAATCTCGTCTTCAAGCGCTCTTTTAGCACGATTTCCACGACTGGTTTTGCAAAACTTTGCCCATTCCTTCTCAGCTTTATCGGGATCAACATCAGGAGGAGCTTTT